GGCGAGTCTCTAAAATTTCCGTGTCTCGTTGCCATAGCTGGCCCACCCCTCTCGTTCTGTGCGTGCGAAAATTTCGATCCGCGAGCAGCCAGGGTACAGAGACTCGATCATCTCGTAGTAGGCGTCGGGCTTGCGGCTGTGCTCGCGAGTGGGCTCGCTGTGGACGCTGCCCACAGCGACGGAGCGATCGAGCGGCAGCATGGATCCGCGTGTCGCAATCAGTAGGAGCTCGTGCTGCCCCCTGACGTAGAACCCAGTGCCCGCGCCGGTGCCAACACGGTTGGATTTTACCCAGACCATCTGGGTCTTGTACTGGAAGCCCCACGCACGCAAGATCTCGAGAGCATCGGGGACGTGGGTGACAGTCACCCACATGAAAAGCACAGCGTTCTCAGCCACCTGGATCCCTGACTGGCCCAGAAAGTTGCAGAGCTCGTCTGTGGGCATCGTGGGGTAGTGGTTTGAGGCTGCCCCGGCCACTCCTGAGTTCGAGTACTGCCAGGGTGGATCGCAGTAGAGAACGTTGTAGGTGTCCGGGCTGGTGTGACGGAGCGCCTGTGCGGCCTCGCGCTTGGCCTGGTTGCGCTGCTGCTTTTTTGCCTTCGTGACGGTGCGGGCCTGCCCCTGCTGGACTGCCTCGAGGCACTGGCGCTGTTCGTCGTGCGACAGATCGAGAATCTCAGCCGCGTCAGTAGCTCGAAGCGTGCCGTCGATGCAGGCTGATACGATCTCAGGTGCGCCTTCGCGCCTGATTTTCTTAGCGCGGGCGATCCCGCGTGCGCTGGTGCCAACTGCCTCGGCAGCGTGGTCTTGGGCGTTGCCTTTTTTGGTGTCGCCACCAGCTTCTTGCCGATCGGCAAGAAGCTGGGGAGTGGTGCCGCCTGTGCTGGTGGCCTGGCGCTTTCTTGCCTCGATCGCGTAGTACTCTTCCACCTCTGCGCCGACGAAGCCCAGCTGCGTGGGGTTGAGATGGCGCCGGTGGAGGTTCAGGCTGAGCACGTACGGAAGGAGCTCCGCGTCGGTGCCGTCGAACGTGTAGAAGTCGGGCTTCACGCCAGCGGCGAGACACGCTCGGTAGCGGTTGCGTCCGTCGACGATCGATCCGTCGGTGTGAAGGCAGATCGGGTCTCTGAGTCCGTGCTCTGCGATGTCGTTGGTAAGGGCGGCGAACTCCTCGCCGCTGAGCAGCGGGAACAGGTTTGCCACGGGGTGGTATTGTCGCTCTGTCACTGTGTCTCTCCTCTAGCTAAAAATCTGTCGTGTGCGGTCGAATCGGATGTGGGCCTCGGCGGGTGCCTGGCCCTGTCGCTGTTTGTCGACGACGATCATCTCCTGACCGTCCTCCTCGTGGATAAACAGGATCGCGTCGGCGTCCTGCTCGAGCTGGCCTGTCTCTCGGAGGTCGGCCTTCGTGGGCCTGGGGTTGGGGTTGGAACGGCTCACGCGCTTCTCGATCCCACGGTTCATCTGGCAGAGGAGGAGCACTGGTATGCTGAGCTCCTTCGCCAGCGCCTTGAGCTGGCGTGAACAGTCGGCCAGCTCCTGCTCGCGGCTGTGGTACTCGCCCACGCCGCTGAGAAGCTGAAAGTAGTCGACGATCAGCAGGTTGAGCGGTTTTACCCGGTGCCACTGTCGCACCTGCGCCCGGATCTCGCCGATCGTCTGCTCGGCGCTGTCGTCTAGGCATAGATCCCAGCCCGCCATACGTTCAGTGGCTCGTGTCAGGCTGTCGTATTGGCTGACGTCGATCCCGCGTTGTCGGCGCATGTCGCTGGTGCTGACGCCTGACATCGACGAAAGCCACCGCATCGCGAGTTGGGTCGCGGCCATCTCGAGCGAAACGAACCCGACGCGTCCGCCCTCGCTGAGGAGGTGGCGTGCCCACTGTAGCGCCAACGCCGTCTTCCCCTGGCCTGGGCGTGCAGCCAGAACCACGAGATCGGGCGGCAGCACTACGAGGAGTTCGTCTAACTGGCTGAGGCCAGACTTCACCAAGCCCGCTGCGCCGTACTGATACTCTCGGATCGCGTCCCAGGTGGCACCCAGGATCGAATGCATGGTCTGGGGCTCGGCGGGTGCGCGGTTCGCCTCCTCCTCTGCGGCCTGGGTCAGCAGGTCGAGAGCGTGGTTCGCTGTGAGTGCAGACGTGACGTCGTGGTGTACGCGAGCCGTGGCCAGCCACACCGAGCGACGCCGAAATGCGTCCTCCACTAGGCCTGCATAGTAGGTGGGTCCTATCGCGGTGACGTGGTCAGAGAGTTCCGTCACGTACGTCAGGCCACCAAGATTATCGATCCACTGGGCAGCGACGGTGACTACCGTCCCCAGGTCGATCGAGCCATGCTCGCGGTGCGCGGCAGCCATCGCCCTCCAGACGTACTGGTGTCTAAAGTCGTAAAAATGCTCGGGTGTGAGCCTGTCGCTCAGCTCGGGCCAGTGCTCGGGCTGTAGCAGTAGCCCTCCTAAGACGTGCCGCTCGGCCTCTACGGCGCTGGGCGGTTCCAGCTTCAGGTGCGAAATTTCGCGATCTGCTGTTCGAGTAGCCACTCGATGTCCTCCTCTGTGTGGGTGTGAGGTTGGGGTGTCGCTCTTTGGCTAAATGTGTCGCTGGCTGTTTGCTCGGGTGCTCGAGCGTGGGGCTTCAGCTCGCCCTCGCGGGTGAGGAGCTGCGCGACGTAGCCCCAAGGGAATCGGGCGCGGTGGATCGCCTCCCAGATCTTTGGGCAAATCTCACCAGGCTGTGTGCGTGCGAGGAACACCTGGAGTCTGTCACGGACTGCCGATTTTACGCGCTGGGGTGCGCTCCGCTGGTGTGGAGCAAGCGCCTGGATCCATCGGGTTGGCACCTCCACCGATCGGTGTTGTGCCTTTGGTGCGGGTGGCCTGGTTACCACTGCGGCTCGGTAGCAATACGAACGCGGGCCAGCGCTGACGCGCTCGAGCAATCCAAGTTCCACTAAACCCTTCAGTGCCCGCTGTAGCGAGCGAGCCGATCCCGCAAAAATCGAGGTCAGCGCCTGGGTGGTGGTGTCAGCATTGGGCGCTGAACACACAAACAGGGCTATCGCAAACTGTTGGTCTGTGATCTCGCCTGCTGTGTGGAGTGCTGCTAGTCGTTTCATCACGTCCTCAATCTGGGTGTGCGCGACCGCCAGGGAGCAGTCGCACACCCCTTAGATCTACTCTCTCTGAAAGAGAGAGTCTTCTTTAGATCATCGCAAGTCTGGTGCCAGGATCGGGCCATCGTCGGATCTGTCGTCACTGTGGGCATGATCGGCCTCTCCTCGGCTCGGTTTGGGGCGAGTCAAACGACAGTCAGACGACAGTCAAACGACAGGCCATTTTGCAAGCCCCTGTTCTCACAGGGGAAAACGGGCGAGTCAAGCGACAGTCAAGCGACAGTCAAACGACAGAGCCACAAAATGGGTGGCTCCCTGGGTGCGTGTATCCGTCAGATCACAGTATGTCTGCACGCACCCAGGAGGCCAGAAAAACGACGATCGTGACACACACAGAAACCACGATCGTCCTGGGCAGGGTGATCGTAACCGTCCACTAGTAATGGTTGTGACTGCCCAGATCCAGATAGGTGCCTGTCGCCCTGTGGTGACTGCGGTGTACCGAACATCTCGCAAGCCTGCTCCTGTAACCACTAACAGGAGGTCTGCTGTCTATCAGTACAGAGCGACAGACTGGGGCGCTGGGTGGGAGCGATGCGACTCCCTGTGCCGTAACTGGTGACTGTTACGGTTACGGCACACCAGCAGAATGATCACTCCTGATCAGTCTGATCAGGCTGTGGCAGGAGCTCTCCGGGCTCGACCTGTAGTGCGCGGGCCAGGGCCAGTAGCACGCTAACTCGCGTGTCCGTGTGCTCTCGCTCGAGGCGGTTGAGGACTCGCAGCGAAACGCCTGACTTCTTGGCTAGCCATGTCTGCGTGATCCCTCGTGATTTTCGTATCTCTCTGACTCTCAGTTCCATCGTGTGACACCTCCTGACGTATGTGCGGATCATACTGTGGAGTGACGCGCCTGTCAATGTTTTTTGCCTCGCGTGGCGTCTTTTTGTTGACAGTGCGCCTCTGTTGGCGTATTCTCAGATCTCAACACAGTGATCACACACTGATCACGCAACACACAGGAGACTAACCAATGACAACACCCAACACACTCAACCTCGACACCGTCTACACCGTCACCAGCGATCGTTACGGCCACTCGTTCACGTTCACCGAGAGCGAACTGCCCGCCATCGAGCGCCTGCTCGCGTCCATGTTCCCCGGCACCGAGCTTCACGACGTGGGCGGCTCGATCGTCGACGAAGACGGGCTCGAGTTCGCCGAAGTGGCCTCGCCAGAGGATCTCGCCCACGAGGCCAACCGCCAGCTCAAGCGTGTCGACGCGCAGGCCACCGACGGCATCGGCCCCCGTGACGATATCTACGCTGCACCCGGCACCCACGACAGTACACTGATTCTCAGCGACGGCACCGCCACTATTGAGGGGAACGCAGCTCACATTATCCAGGCCCTCGAGGCGCTGCCCAAGGAAGCTGGCTGGCAGGCTGCTTGGGCAGCGCTGGCCGACTTTCCTCTTGCCTGTGACTGTGGCTGCTGCGCATGCTGCGGTGAGTGTGACGACACTGACACTGACACCGCAGGAGCGTAGCAGTGAGCGACACCAAACGCACCCTAACCGAGATCGGCGCTAACCTCGCAGCCACAGCACGTCAGCGCCGTCTCGAGGGCCTCTCTGAGCTCGCCGTTGACCTCCCGATGGTCGCGCAGTGGCAGAACGAGGCAAACAGCGCTTACAGAACCTACCGCCAGCGTGAGCGCCAGGTGGAGGAGTGGCGCTCGTCACTCAGCCACGAAGAGTATGACCTTCTTCAAAACCCGATCCGCCTGGGCGACACCGTCTACTGGATTGACGGTGCCCGCCTTCACAGTGTGAATGTTTACACCACCCCACGCCTCGAGGACGAGATCGCCGACCTCGAGCACTACCAGGAGTCCACAGATGACTAACAACACCCCCACACCCACACCAGCGCTCGCGGCAGCGTTGGCCAAAGCACAGGCTGAGATTCGGCCAGCGCACATGGACCGCACAAACCCACACCTCCGCACAAAATACGCCAGTCTCGCCAGCGTTCAGCAGGCAGCACGCCCAATCTTTGAACACGGCCTGTCGTACGTGCAGCTCCCCGACTATGACGGCCAGCTCGTGCGCCTCACTACTCGCCTCATGCACGAGTCGGGCGAGTTTATCGAGTTCACCACCTCGGCACCGCTTGCCCCTGGTAAACAGCAGATCCAGGCCCTTGGCAGCACCATCAGCTACCTGCGCCGCTACGCCCTCTCGAGCCTGCTCGGAATCGCCGCTGGTGACGACGACGATGGCGAGTCTTACACCAAACCCCACGAGGTGACGCGTCGACCCAGGTCGACGCCGTCGCAAGTTGCCCAAAAGGTCAACGCACAGCAGCGACAGGCGCCGACAGCCCCACCCCAGGAACCCCAACGATCGAAGAACCCGCTCGCGCACTACCACGCCACTACGAAGGACCTCGGCATTGAAGGCAATCCCAAGCGCTGGCTCGTTGGAGGCGACACGCTGTCAAACGCTACGCCAGAGACGCTTGAAAGAATGGACGCGCTCGCGTTCGCGCTGAAGCGTTGGAAAAAGTCTGGTCGACTGTCGGCTGTGCTCGAGCTCGCGCAGCTCACCACAGCCGACGATCTCCGCGCCGCCTGGGCTGCGCTTCAGCCTGACGAGCAGGCTTTGCTTGCGCCGTGTAAGGACTACCTCAAGGAGGTCCACGCCCAGACGGACACGACAGGAGAGACACGATGACGAAGCCCAGAGCCCTGAAAACCCTCAGAAACAAAAGCTACGTCCAGACGCTGTGCATGGCCATGTTCCGTGCCGGTGTAACCGAGACGTCGTACCCTGCTCATCCTGGTATGACTACCGTTGAGTTGGCCAAGCTAGCTCAACTCACAGTGAAGTCTGTTTCAAAATCATTGTCCAGGATGGTGCTTACTGGCCGAGCAGTCATTACCACACCCATGAAGCGAACCTATCGACGGTATGTGCTGAGCGCTGCACAGGTCGTCCAATGTGTTCAAATCTTGAGTGGGCAAGTACCGCAGCGGTCAAAACTAAAACTTAGTCTCTTCGAGAAGCAGATCGTTGAGACTCTGTCTGGCGGGCGTCAACTCACTAGCGGTGAGATCATAGCCTTGCTCCGCGATTCTGGCCGAAGCACTGGCGCAATCTACGGCAGTCTCACCCATATGTGGAACTGCGGAAAACTGCAACGATCTGGAGTGCCTGGTCTCTACACCTACAGCCTGCCTACACAGCCAGCCGAACCCTTGACACCTACCCCTATTGAGAGCCAGATCGTTGAGGCTCTGTCTGGCGGGCAAAAGTTCACTAGCAGTGAGATCATGGCCTTGCTCGACCTCCGTGGACTTAAGAAGAACTCAGTTTTCACTCAACTCCGCAGGATGTGGGACAGCGGAAAACTGCAACGATCTGGAGTGCCTGGCTACTACGCCTACAGCCTGCCTACACAGCCAGCAGAGCACACCGAGCCAGCAGAGCACACCGAGCCAGCAGAGACAGCCGAACTCTCAAACAGCGATCACACCGAGCCCTCGATTGTGCAAACCACCATCGACGCTTTCCACCAGGCAGGGGAGCCACTGTCTGACGAGCAGATCGAAGCACTTCACCACATGCACCCCGACAGGCACCAAGCGCTACGAGATGGAGTAGCAGCCAAGGCTTTGGCTAAGGTACGTCAAGAGCGTGAAGCACGTGAGGCGCGTGAAACAGCGCTGTTCGAGGAGTACCTTCAAGCGGCTGTCGAGGCTGAGCAGATGGAGCTCCTCGACACATAAAACAGTGGACAGACTAGGTCCACCCCCAACCTGTCACCCCTGCCAATGCTCACCAGTGCTACTCAGCCTCTACCACGTCGATCTCGAGCGTCCCACCGTTCGCGATCCATGCTTTGTTTAATTCTCGCCGACACGCTGCCCACTCAACCACCGCGATACACCCGGTGCTGGTGCCTGCTGCGTGGATCATGAACGGCCAATCGTCGAGAGCGAACGTGCGCTTGTTGTAGGTTGCCATGTCTTCACGATCAGTTGGGAACAACCGCGCCATCGACAGCGTGTGGCCCTTCGGGTGCTTCCTGCTCTCGATGGCCTCCACCATGCGCCACGTGATCGGTGGTGTTATTCCCCCGTACTCTTTCGGGTCGAGCCGGTTGGCTGAGCCCGTGATCACTGACCATTCGCCCAACACCTGATCGCCCTCGCTCACCAATTGGATTCGGCCTGGCCCTTTCGGCTGGCTGCTGTCTCGTATCACCTGTGCGTAAATCATCACGTCAGTCTCTCCTGAACAGTTGGGGTGACGTTACTGCAATCACTGCGACTGTGATCGCCAGCACCGCCACGGTTGAGGTCACTGTCACCGCTACCACAAGCGGTGTGTGGTTTCGGTACGCTGGCCGAGCTCGGAGCACAAGCACCTCGCGACGCAAAAGCATGATTTCTGCATCTCTGGTCGCCACACGACGGGCACAACGTGCCTCTGCGTCGGCGAGCGTGCGCCGATTCTCGATTTGCTGTCGCTGGACTTTGGAGACGCACTGGTTGAGCGCCTTCGTGAGCTGCTGAGTGGTGGTGAGTTTTTCAGCGTTCGCCGTTCCCAGGCTGGCCCAGGCCCACCACAGAGCAACGAACGACACCCAGATCGGCGAATTTAGCTTCTCCCAGCGTGACAGCGCTTCCTGTGCTCCGGCCTCGATCTCTTCGTCCGTTTGGCCAACGTGCGGCTCGGTTACAGATTTTTCACGCTCAGAGAGTGCGCGTAGGTCGAGCTCAGCTTGTCGAGCGTTGCGCTCGATCTGCTCCTGCTCCGCCTGCTCGGCCAGCGTCTGCGCCTGGCGACGTTTAACGTAATTTTGGATCAGCTCGTCGCTGTCAGCCTTCGAGAGCCCCAGTCCACGAGGGCGAAAGATCGCGTACAGCGACACCAACGCACCCAAGACACACGAGCCCAAGATCGCGTATAACTGCCAGCCCATCAGGAGCCCCCTTTCGTTTTCGTTTTCGTCGGTGCCTTCGGCGTTTCAGCCACAGGAGCACGCTTGGTCTTCTCCTCGGCGAGCTTCCCGACAGACGCCTGAAATTTTTCGCCCACCACGACAAGCCCGCTGGCGCTCATGTACGTAATAACAAGCGTGATCAACAAGTACATCGCCGAGTCACCCTTGACGGTGCCAGCGTACACCAGATGCACGCACGCTCCCGACACCACACAGGAAAACAGAAACGCGCAAACCTTTAGCCACTCGCTCGCGCTGGCCTGGCTGTCGCTGCGTATTAGATCTCTGAACCACTGCATTACACCTCCTCCTGGTTTGCCACGATTTGTGGAACGTGCGCAGCGACCTCAGCTGCGCACTCGTTTAGCACCTGTTGAACGGCAGGAGACCGCCACGGGTCGCCCTCTCGCTCACAGAAGTGGAACGACAGGTAGTAGAGGAAGCGCCTCTCGGCGTCGACGAACACTGGACGCAGCACAGCCACCTCCACGCCGTTTGCTTCGTAGTACACCCGCTGAGAATCGCCCTTCGACAGCTTCCTGACGGTGAGCTGTGTGCCCTCGCCTGATCGAGCCATCGCGATCAGTCGCTCGCGTTTCTCGCTGCTGGTGAGCCGGATCGCCCGAAACAGGTGGCGCGATGCCCGCTCTGCCTCTGCGGTGGCCTGCTCGGCTAGCACGGTGACGAACAGATGCTCGTTCTCGTCGATTGGCCCGCCGTGATCGTGACAGTACGCCAGAAGTACTCTGCACAGTGAGGAAGTACTGTGCAGCGCGGCTGACATCGCTGAACTGATTAAAAACGACGGTTGCACCGCGTTGAACACGCCAGACGGTGACTGCTGGGGAGTGTAGCCGCCGATCGGGCGGTCCTCTCGCGGTTTGCGACGAAGCAGCCACCGGATCAGATCCAGGAGCTTCCCGACGACTGCCGCCCAACTCATGATCATGCTAGCGCCCCATCAGGTACCGGTCGATCGTGCGGAACTGCGCGGCTGTAAGCTCCTCCCACCAGAACGCCACGAGGGCGACGTAACCCGTCCACCTCTCAAAAGTGGCTTCAGGAAACCCGCCTAAGCTCAGTTTTGAATCCTGGCCCTCAGTGGGAGCTGCTGCGACAGTGGCCTCGCCTGCTGGCAGTCCGGCCTCATAAAACGTGTAGGTGGTCGCGGCTGTCGGCCTGCTCCACCCGATCGTAGTCCACTGCCCGATCTGTGCGCCTCGTTCGCTCACTGCCTCCTGGTTCACGCCCTCGCCCGACTCGTGGAACGCAACAATTTTTGACGGCGTGTCGTCCTTCGTCTTCAGCGCCCAAAGAGTGTTATACTCGCCTGGGTCTGTTCCGGTGCGGCCTGTGGTCATAATCCAACTGTCGCTGTTTGTAAACGGCACGACGACCGCGATCATCGACATCTCAGCGAGCTGATGAAACGGTGTAGAGTTGGCTACGTTGTAGTCGAACGAGCTCGAGCCGTTGAGGTAGAGGCACTGTGTTCCTGGGAACACGCTGTCACGGTAGAGCGCCGAGCCTGACACTGCTGTGAACAGGTCGGATCCTGCTGCCTCCTCGTTGAGATTTCCGTCGAACAGGAACAGCCTCTCGACGTCTGGAATTGAGTGTGGGTTGGCTGTGAGTGCCAGTGGTGTGGGCTGAATCTCAGCGCTTGGTGTGCCGCCACCTGTGACGCTGCCGCCTGTGATTGTGTCGCCTGCGAATCCCATGGTGTCCCCCTACGCTCGGTGTGCTTCAAATTGCAGCCCGTACGCTTTTGCGCCCGATGTGCCGCCAGTGATCTCCACGGTCAGTTTGTCGCCCGTTCGGAAGCTGCGCCCGCTGAGTGCTGCCCCGCTGGTCGCTGTCGAAGCGTAAAGCGTGGCTGTGTGCGTCCCGTCGCCCTCAAAATCGATCGTGACAGTCAGCGTGTCACCGCTCGGGAGCATCCACTGTAGATCCGAGATCTTCGCGGGTGTCGTCAGCGTGAACACGTCGCTGATCGTGTCTGTCCCTGTCGCCTGCGTCGTCTGCTCAAACGGCTGGTTCTCTCTCAGCCCTGTCACTGTGTAGTTCGCCATCGTCGTGGTCTCCTGTTAGGGCCTGCTGGCCGTGGTGTAAAGCGTGGTTCCTGCGCTCTCTGGTTGCGAGAGCGAGCGTGTCTCTGCGACTGTGATCTGGTGAATGATGATGTACTGCCCAGTCGTGCCGAGCGCTTCGACGTCGATCTCGTTTACGCGACCACCGCTGACCGGGATCGTGCTGTCGAACTCCTGATAGCCTCCTGGCAACGAGATCGTTGCGCTCACCTCGTTGCGCGTTCGGTTGTAAAAACGCAGCGTGGTTGCTGACTGCGCTGTAACAAGCCCAAACACGCGGAATCTACACGGGTTTGAGCCTGCGCCCACAGCCGTGCTGTCGCTGTCAATGCGCGGTGTTGCGTACGCCTGAATCATCGGTGGGAAGTCGACGTAACGCTTGCTGCTGCCGACGTTATAGGATTCCGTCTGACTGCCATCGAGCGGCACCCAATAATCACCAGTGCTGCCGATGTCCCAACGTAAACCTTCGCCTGCTCCAATGTGCTGGCCGTGATCGGCGCAATACTGGGCGTTTCGAGCCAATGGCGTTCCGACATAGCAGTGCTCGTGGGGCAAAAACACCAGTTGTCCTGCGCCTGGCGCTGCGACGCCCGTGAGGATCTCGTGTAGCCCGTGGCTCGTGGTAACAATTTTTCCAATCACTACGGCTCTGCCACGCTCACCCGTCTGGGCGTTCGCGTGTCGTAGCATACTAAGGCTTCGTGATATGTCTCCCACTGTTTTTACCTCCGTTCCAGGTCGCTGGGCACTGCAAGCGGTGTGTCACCGTTGCTGGCCTCGTACGTTCGGTTCGTTCCGTCACTCTCGCCGATCTCGAACAGCGACAGCCCCATCAGGTCAACGTCAACGTTGTTGGTGCTGGTGCAGCGCACCTCGACAGCGTAGCGGTTAATCACGCCCGCTGTGCAGGGGATCTGCGGTATAAACAGCGTTTCGTCACTGACACCGTTCCCCGTGGCGATTGCGCTGTGGTTACCGGTGTTGATGTGGTACAGCCTGACCTCGATCGTCTGCGTGGGTTTCGCTGCGTGTCGGAAGTAAACGTAGCCCACCACGTACGGTGCCGACGTGGGCGGGTTGCCCGAGCTCGTGAAGTTGTAGGTGGTGTAGGTTAAGAACATCGGGTCCGTCGTCGCCGTCCCTGCTGGTGTGCTCGCTGCTGTCGTCCTCCTGGCACCTGCGCTCGCGTCCGTGTCCCAGTAGTACCAGACGTTTTGCGAGTGGGTGTGCACAGCCCAAAGTGGTGCTGTGGTTTTGTAAGTGCGTGCTGAGTAGACACAGCCCATTGGAACGGAGCGGCCACCGTTGCCCGCGCTGTAGTGGTCGTGCCCGATGATCCGCTGGCTCGCTGCGCCTGGCGCTGCCCTGTCCGTCACAAACTCGTAGAGAGCGTTGGCCCTCATCATGGCGCTGGTTACGGTGTAAACGTCGACTGGTGCGTCGTTGGCTACCAGCTCACTGTCAAGCACTGCGTTTGGGTAACTGTAGACTGTTTCTCCGCTGGGTTGTGGCTGCATGTCGATCAGCCCTGTTTTTGGCTGACTCTGCTGGTACGTCTCCCACACCAGGATTGCAAAAATGTCGAGCTGACACTCCTCGATCCGCTCCTGCTCTACGAGCGGTTCGACGACGATCCCACCTAACCCGAGCCAGTCAACCTGCGGAATTCGACCAGTAAATTGAACCCACACGGGCACGTCGTTTTCATCCATGATCGAGAGCACCTGCTCCGGGCCAGAGTTAAATTGCAGGTGCCAGTCACAACCAGTCGCTCGGTAGCGAATTGCCACTAGATATGACTGGTTGGCGTTGGCGTTGAGCCCTGGTGACGCGTTCATCCAACCCAGCCCGCTGGCGATGGTGCCAACAGCGATTGGGGCAAACACTTTTATTGCTGTGTGCCCGCCGTCTGCTGCCCAGCACAGCCCACGGATGATCGGCGCTCCTCCCTCAAAGGCGTGATCGTGCCCAAAATACTGTTGGCTTGAGGCGCCCGGTGCTGCGCGGTTTGCTGCTGCCTCGTCCAGTGCGTTGAGCTGGGCCAGGAGTTTTCGCCCCTCGCCCTGCTCAGCCTGCACAGGTGCGCCGGGTAGGATCTGCGCGTTCGGTATGCTGTCCCAGTCTCGCTCTGTCGCCATTAGGGCCCCCACTCGTACGGGTCATCGCCACCTGTCAAGATCGGCTGTTCGTCAGCCCACCACAGAAAATAGGGTGTGCGCTGTGTCTGTCGGCTCCCACCGTCCACCGCTGCGTAGTCGTCCAGCCTGATCAGGTCACCGGCTGCAAGCCACCCAGGCAGCGAGGCCACTTCGATCTCACGTGCGTTATAGTCGATGGTGCTGATCGTGGTGCTCGCTGTCGTTGGTGTGCCACCCAACGTCGACACGTCGATGATCTGAACGTTGTCGTTGGTCAGGAACCAGTCTACGTCCTCCTGGCCATCGCGGCCAGGGCCCAGGATATCGCCGAGTGCCTCTTCGCGTGGCCTGCCCGGTGAGAAGTAGGTGTCTGTTGCGGGCTGTAGCGTGATCACTGAACCCGCCACGCTCTCCACCAGTGCGGCTGGGGCAAACAGCCCGACACGCCCCTGATCTCGAAGCCTCAGCAGTCGCAGCGTGACAGCCTCGCCGTTCGGTGCGAACTCAATGACCTCGAACCATGCCAGGCTCAGACCGGTG